ATCGCCGCTGTTCAGTTTTTGTTAGCAACTTTCCGCGCACGTTTCTTCGGTTCCTTCGGAACTCGATCACTGAGAACATTCGCAATCGCAATTCGATACAGGCAGGTCTGTGTTTTGAGTTCCTCGATCAATGGGCCTTCGTCCGGATGTTCGTCGAGGTACTTCCCAAACGCCGTCGCTCTCCGGTACTTTTCCTCAAGCAAAATCTGCGAGGCGCTCACAGCAACTCGCCCTGCAGGGGAGTATGTGTGTTCCATTTCGCAGCAACAGTCCATAGGTGTTCGGGCTTTCCATAGGGTCCGACAATCATAGTGCTCAATTTTACCAGATCACCGCGAATCGTGAGGCTCGTCATTGCTCTACGAACCGAGGTGAGCAGAATATCATTGTCGAAAACGTCACCGACAATTGCGCTAGGTGCAACGCTGTAACCCTGCCGACAGCCGATCATAAACCGCAAAATTCTCTGCTCTTGGCTCAATGCAGCCTGTTGCGCGTCAGACAATTCTCTCGCCTCAAGATTGATCGTGTTGTAAAAGCTAGAATCCACCAGTGAACCTCCTAATAAAGTTAGCCTCGCGTTTACGTTTCTCCTTGCGCTGCCTGTTTATCATGATCTGTTCCGAGCGATCACACTCAGAAACAATGAACTGGCGCTTCGCGATGGCTGCGCGCTTTTTATTTTTCCTCGATTTGTATCTGCCGAACCTCATAATCCCGGCACCGTGATTGTGTCTCCATCCCGCTTAATTGGCACTAGAGCATGATTGTGTCTGAGCCATTGCTTCAACGGCATACTGTAAAGTGCGCTTTTCGCAGCCTCCAAATCCATAGGCTCTCGTGTGTCCAGATATTCTTGGTAGTGCACGACTGCACTCACCAATGCGCAAATTATTTGAGTGTCATTTGTGGTGGTCATACTATTTTTCCTCCGTGTACCGCGGTCTTGAAATCGTCCAGTTGCTTTTCGAGTTCCTTCGCCATTGCGTGAAACTTACGCGCAAGGTGCATGGCGTCGCAGAAGGTGAACTCGATTGGCTGGTTGATCCATGTAGTGCGCTTGTCTGTTTCGATTGTGTAGCAGATTTTGGCGCTGATGGCTCGATGGCCAACTAATTTTATGTCGGTAAAGCATACCTCCCGCTTTGGCATTTTCTTGCTTCTACTCTCAGCCATTACATATTCACTCCTATTCGTAGGTTTGCATTCAGCGTTTGCCATCCACTGAATTTTTTCTCAGCAGCACTCCGCAGCCCATACAGCAGCGTTTCGTGATACATCGCTTCCTCGAGGTCGCGCAACACGCGCAGATAAGCAATCGATTTTTTTGCGATCCGCGTTTTATCAGCAGCGGTGCCAGTACCGGCCTTGGTTTCCTCCATCGCTAAAACGATGCCGATGTACTTGTCCAGGAATCGGCGCCGCGAGCTCCAAGCAGCGTGCGACTCTGCGCTCTGCGCCAAGAAAAAAAGACACCGCTCCGCAGTCTCTCGATTGATTCGCTTGGCTTCCGGAACCTCACGGTCTTCGTAGTGAGTTTCGTATTGATAATTTCGATCCTCGACAGGACCGCCTTTGTCGTCCTTCACTTGAACGGCATCAGACGTATGTCCGATTCCTTTTTGCAATCATGGCAAAACCAAACGCCATCGCTTTCATTCGGCCCGGGGCCAGCACGATAGACAGAATTGAAATGCGAACAATGCCCTGTCTTGGTCAGAGCATCTTGTGCAGCGTGCGAGGCGATTCCCGCCTGACAATTCGCAATTGATATCAATGTGTCCCTAAATCTCCGCAGACAATTCGCGGTTAGTTGAAGTCGAATCGATTCGACGGCATGTTCGGGTGCATCCGAAGTCCCATACACCACGGATTGTTCCTCGAGAACCTCGATCAGTTGTACAACATCAATTTCCATAGTCCCACCTCGTTTGCTCAGATTCGGGAGCGAGGCCCCAAAATGCATCGCTCAGACCTCGCTCCCGCTGTGATCGAGTCACCGTCAATACGATTCGATCACGTTGGTTTGCTAGATTAGCTTCGGTTGATCCGCATCCGGCTTGATGTCCTGCAACCCCTGCATGAACACCCCGGGATCAGACAGAACCAGCACGACATCACGAGTAGCATAGTCCGCCAAGTCGTGTTTCATATCCGAATTGGGCGCAACAGTCACCACAGCGCGAACGCCATCCTTGAACGTCACAGAGAACAGATTGCAGATCACCGCCTTATGCCCAACCGCTGACATCACCTGAACTGCTTGCTGCATCGCGTTGTAAACCCGATCCGACAATCGAGCAATCACCACGGACTGTTGTGCCTCCGATGTGTGATGCCACGGTTTGTCGAGCGCCCGAATTTCATCGAGCAAGGTTTCCGTGACTTGAGCAGCCAATCCCGAAGCAGCGTAATTCCGCGAACGTTCCAGTGCCTTTTTCGCGACCGTCACCCGCTTCCGTGCAGACTCATTGCGATCCGTCGCGGCATTCGCGGCATTGTCGGCCTTCGTTTGCTTTTTGCTTTTCTTAGTTGTCCTGGCGTCCTTCCCGGGGGCCGCAGCCTTTTTCAATTTCGATTTCTTGCTCGATTTTTTCTTTGTTGCCATGTTTCCCACCTCCAATTAGTGGTTGATTGTATCCTCGCCCGACACAAACGCCTGAGCGAATCTCTCAAATTCGGCATACAATACTTGCCATGCCTTCTCGCACTCGTCCTCGTTTTTGTCCAACAAATCCGCGAGTTCCTCGACCGAATCCAAACACGATCTAAACCCGCAAAAAAAAGCGTGCCTCTGGTTGTTCCTCTGGTCTGCACCGATCCGCGTGACAAGGTGATTCACGCAATATTTTGCGAACTCCTGCTCAATTGATGGGGTCATGCGACGCCTCGCAAAATCGTAAATGGTTTTCAAGTTTTCGGGGGGCGGGAGGCAAAACGAGGCCCACAGGATTTAGCCTGTTTGCCTCGCTTCTCGGTACGGCGGTATGACGTTCTGCGAGCCGGGTTCCTGACAGCATCTTGCCGATTCTCATTTTTCGTGCCGGTCCCCGAATCGCCCTCGGCACAAACTGATCCCCGGTCGGCGTGACTGTGGCCATCCCTGTGACTGATGCACCGACTCGATTCGGCTTGTAATGCGGGAACGCGGGAGGCAGAATTGGTGTCTGAACTGCTGATCCCTCGCCGGATCGCACTCTAAGTCCGAAAGGGGCCTGTTCTCCGACAGGCCCCGGACGGCAACATTGATACCACCTCCACACCTCAACGTCAAAGGCCAGCCACGTGCGAGTGGCGGGCTTCCGGTAAGACGCCCTCAGCGTCCGTAGGAGCGATTTCCGCTGCACCCGACGCAACTACGTCCCCGCGATCCTTTTGATCGCCTGTGGGCTGCAAGGTAGGCCACGGCTGCGATAAACGGCGTTTCCCTAGCCTAGTGCAGACAATTCGACCTCTGGACCGGGTATCGACCATGCCGCGCTTTGCGAGACTGCGGATCGAACTCAGGTTTATGTCCGTATACCAAAGCAGGACGCCGCGACGACCATGCTTCCGAATCGTCTCCAAAACCTCTAGCTGTCGCCGCGTCATCCACGCGGCTTTCGTTTTTCCTCCAAACATATTGTTACCTCTAATCAAAAAAACTCGGCACTCCGGATTGAATCTGCGGAACAGTCGGGCGAGTGCCAGCCCGAAAATGCGTTAAAAACCGATTGAGTTCGGCATATAGAAAATTCGAATAGATGATATCGAGTTCCACTTCGATAATGACAATGCGGGCAGAAACGTCCGGATAGTCAGGGCAATACGACACGTAATCGCAGAGCGTCATTCCCGCGCACATCATGTGCGTGTAAACCTGATCCTTGTCTTCCGGAAGCAAGCCGCGCTGCATCGCGTACTCGTGTTTCGATTGATCGGTTCGGGTCTTGCCTTCACCAGTTCGACCATTGCACTGGCCGACCTCAAGCCAATCAGGACTGCTACCAAATTCCTTGATCGACGGATGCCGAATAAATCCGGGTCGGTCGATCTTTGGTGCAGTACCCCATGCCTGTTGCACCATTATTTCATAGCGGGCGATCAGCCAATCCTCGCGCTCCCTTCCGAGTTTGATCGCCGCCGGCGTCGCGAATCCGAATCCCTCCATGTATTTTTCCAGCGCCTGATCTGGGTGATTGATTTCCCATTCCATCGTGTCCAAGAGTTTCGTCTGCGCCGCTAGAGTGCCATGTGCGACGGTTTTAAGCCGTGTCGATGTGACGACTCCAAGCCGCAACTCGAACCACTCACGGCTGCGCTGCTCAATGTAATATCGCATATTCCCACCTCGTCTTGCTGTCAGTAAATCCAAACAAAAATGCAGTCCGTCAGATTGCAGACTGATACAAGTTCGCCGCCCTCGGCTTTCGCTGCTTCGATTTCCTCGGCGGTCATGCTTTCGTATCGATCCTGCCAATATTCCTCTGTCATCGATGCGCAGCCGAAAAGGGTAATCAAGCAAACGCAGATAAGTGCGGTGATAATAATTCTCGCAGCATATTTCATCAGTACGGTCCTCCACCCGGTGGATACTTCTGACAGGCATTCGTCAATCGTTCCTGTTCGAGTCGTAATTTCTTGACTTCAACGCGAAGCGACTCGATTCCTTCGCTCTGTTTTTCGACAGCAAGTAGTAAATCGTGAACGGCGTGTCGCAGGATCATGTCGCTCATACCGGCGCAACCATCCGTACAGCTTCGTCGAAGCACTTCTCAGGAATCAACGACAGTGACACTACTCCGAATGCACGACACACGGTATCAGTGGAAATGTTGTGTTCCGAGCAAAGGTCGGTGAGTTGATTGGTCTGGCTTCGGCTGATGATTCGAACGGCCTCGCCCTCGAAAGTCACAGGTTCGATTGTGTCCATGACCTCGATTGCTCGCTGCATCTTGCCCTCTGCATCGTGAGGCCAATGTTTCCATCCTCGACGGATCACAGCCTTTTTTCGCATTTCGTCTTTGAACGGGCCGCGCCAAACGGCACCGCCGCGTTTTCCACTGCGTTGCTTTTTCTGTGCGTGTTCCTCAACTGCATCGAGTTGTTCGCGATCCATTACCTCGACGTGCTGTTTGCCATTTCTGAACTGCGCGATGCAATAGGCGTGAGTGACTTCGCCGCGATCCTTTCGTGCTTCCTCGTGCATGATGTACCGACCATCCGGACCTGTGCCGACTCGGAACACTGGATCATTCTCGCAAGCGAGCGCCGCCTGTATCGCGATCACCACGCCGGTTCCAAAAGCCATCTGCTCCATGCCGCGATAGCCGATGCAGAGCGTCGCTTTGTCTCCGTAGGGTATTAGGTACAGAAGCGACTGCGACGGTGCTAGAGTCAATCCTGTGTACGCCACATCGAGCAGCGCATTGTGTATCGACTCCGGACTGCACTTGCGCAAATACTCGCTGCCTTGAATGATCTGCAACGCAAAATTCCGCTGCGCGGAAAATTTGAGAGTCTTGTCGGGTCGCCCTGCGTTGAATCGTGCGATTAGTGATCGGTCGGTGAGAATTTCTTTGTATTCCTTTAATGCGTGTGTCGTCATATTTCCGTTCCTGTTGTTGTGTTCAGTCGTCGTCCAGCTCGCACAAGAACTCGATAGCAATCGCCTTTTCAGGAGTGAATTTCTCGCCCTCGTCCTCTGCCATTTGAGCGCAAAGTTCTCGCTCTGCTTTCTCTGCTTTACTGACCGCTTCCGTCAGCGTGCGCGCACAGACATTTTTCGTGCTGCCGTGTCTGGCTGGATACTTCATGTCTCCCATTTTTACTTGCCATACTTTCGTTTTCATATTCGACCCTCTGCTTTTTTTGCCTCGTAGATTTCCTCCCGATCAATCAGGAAGGTCTTCTCGGCATCGATGCCCAAATAGACTTGCCAATTGCGATGCACGTCGAGCACTTCAACAGTGATCTTGTCGCCCGACTTTTCGTGCGTGATGATAATTTTCTCGCCCTTGTTTCTGGTAAGTTTTAGCATGAACGCTCCGTTGTGAAAGTTGTCCAGGCGTCAGGATTTCCCCGACGCCCGGACACCCCTTGCTATGCCGCTATGGCAACGGGTACGGCTTCTACCATCCGTTTCCAATTGGCATTGGTGATGTCGATCAGCTTGGAGCCGATCACTTCAAGGTCTGCTGCCCTGTCGTAATCAACCACCTCACTGTTAGCGACTTTCGTAACCGCGTTGACCACTCCCCACCTCGAATAGTCCCGGTCCTCGATCAAGTTCTTGAGCACTTCGTCTGACTCGGTTTGATTCAAGCCATGATCCTTCGCCAATAATTCGATTGCCGGAATCGGATATTTGATTCCGTCACCTTCCCGCAAACTTCTGAGTTTGTCGCCCATCTGGTTGACGAACTCCGGTGTTGCAATCGCGTGCATGACATCATGCACTTGGCTGAGAATCGTTTCGTCCTCAAGTTTCTTGCTCTTGTCCGACAGCACCTCGAAATCAACGCCCTCGATCAATGCACCGCCGAGGTGAACACGCTTGTATTCGAAGGCGTCTGTCTTCCCGAACACGCAACCGTTGTAGCAAAAACTCCGATAGAAAAACGCTGCTATCGACACCGAGCCAGAACCAATCTCCGAATTGCGGAGACAGAAACCCGGCTGAACAATGTCCGGTGTTCCATCGCGAGTCTTGCCAATTTCCTGTTTCATATCCTCGCCGGTCAAAAGCACTTTGACGTAAAGGTTACGGTCGGTCACTTGGGAACTGAGCAAAATTGTTTCCAGATCGCCTTTCACGATAGCGGGCAACGCGGCTCCGAGCACTTGGTCATTATCTATCCTCTTGTAGCGGTTCGACAAGAATGCTCTCAGCTTATTGTCCATCGTTCGCAATAGGCGCGTTCCCGGCTCACGTTCGAATAACTTGTTGACCGAATCCAAAACGATATCGGTATGGTCTTCAAGCATCCGAGCGTAAAACTTCCACGGTATCTGCAACCGACCAGCAATCTGTCGATGTGCGTGTTCCGTTATCTCAAGCCGTTCGAGACATGGAAGCCCAACAGCCGGGTAATTTTCGGCAACTTCCGATTCCTGCCCCTTCTGCAAAACGACAGCTACGTTACTTGGGAATCCGGGCATCGGCACCATTCGAACATCGTTCTGTGTCGATGCGACGTAATCCTTTTTCGCGTGTGACTGACGTTGCACTTCCGTAAGCAGCTCTTCGATTGTCATTCCTCGTTTCATTTTTTCTACTCCTATTTTCGGCATCCCAATTGACACCAGAGAGCACCCCACGGGATGCTCAAGCTATCAACTGTATTAGCCACGAATCGAATCGACAACAGTCTGAGTCCTACAGTGAAAAATCGTTGCGACATAGCGAGTGTAAACATTCAATTCGATTTCCGAATCAAAAGCAGAACGACTAACATCGCAATTCGAATCCTCTCGGTCGCCACTCAAAAGCATTGGAGCTGACTGCAACATCGGCAATTCGTTGAATCGCACCATCCGTACAAAGCAGCCATAGTCCGGTGCGGGTTTCCAATTATTAAATTTCATGAGGTCACCCGATCATCATTTTTCGGGAAAGGCTTGCCGAGAAAACCGGCAACGAAACAAACTGAGGCAGAAATACTCGGCTCGAATTTATTTTCGACAACCGCCTGTCGGTAAGCAGGATAAGCAGCATCACGGTCGAGCGTTTCCATTTCCTCGCTGGCGGCGTGTCCAGCGTTGAAAGCCCAGTGGTTGTGACTCAGGTTCTTTTTGTGATCCGCTTTGATTTTCATGGCGGTATCGACTTCATCCTTCGCCATGTGTATCGAGCACCAGAGGTCGGTAACTTCGTCCTTGAAATCAGGGTGACTGCATTTTTCGATTCCCTTATCGATACATTCGAGCAGATAGGTGAGGTCGAAAAAATCAAGGTTATCGATCTGAGCAGCAGGATGGTCGCCGCTTCCGAAAACATTGATGGCGGTTGCGATTAGCTCTTTGTCGTGAGCAGTGAGGTCTAGAACGATCAGGTGTGACAATTTGATTTCGTGTGACATTTTCTTTACTCCGTGTTAGGCAATCAGAAAAACGATTGCGTTGAACTGGTTCGAATGAGCCAGATAAAAATTGATTAGTTGGACCAGAGAGAGGGGGTTTGCTGCCTTGCTCATTTTGCCGTACTCCGTGTTTGCTGGTTTTTGGGCTCAGCTCAAATATTACTCCGCTGACCATAGAACACCAGCAACTGTCCACTTTTCCGACCGTTTTTTTGGACGCCGCAGAGCCGTTAGCAGACCACGATCACAGCGGCCTATTCGATGGGGTGGACGACCTGTGCATCATACCAGAGCCAAAATGCGGAGATTCGCGCGTTACATTTGTCGAGCGTTTGCAGCAGCATAAGATACGCGCCGGGAAGGTCTAGCCACTGTGAATCAAACGCAGGTAATTTGACACGATCACAAGCGGGTAATTTCTCTTTCGGGATTTCAATCGGCGTCGGTTGCGGTACTCGGATTATTTCGAGTTCGGTTATAGGTGGTAACCGCGTCGCGCATCCCGACAAGTTGAGCAGGAGCGACAGGCTCACTAGCACAAAAAAAGTCTTCATCGTCGATTTCATTTGTCGCGACCTCCAATGCGGCCAGTTGTTTCTCGTGTTCGATTTCCTTTGAGCGAAGCGCGGCAGCATTTCTTTTATTGGCAATCCGTGTTTGATCTTTTCTGAATTGCTCGGACGCGGAAAGATCTGCTCGGATCCGTTCGAGTTCAGCGGTAACGATAAGGTTGTGATCGTTGGCATCCCGTAGCGCCTGATTTTCACACTCAAGCACGGCAGTCGCATTTTTCTTCCAAGCCGACTTGAGTAAATACCCGGTGAGCGCATTCGAAACGAACAAGCCAAGAATAACGTAAACCAGAACAGGCCCGGACAATCGACCGACCAAACCGGCGAGCATTCCAATCATGCGTGAGCAACGCCGCTTTGCAATATTCCAAGTTTCAGAATGTTTGCGGTCGTGGCGACTCCGAGCACGGTAACAAAATCACCGACACCAGCATCGGCTTCTGGCGCAATTCCACCGGGACTAACGCCGACAATATAGGTTTGGCCGATTGCGAGAATCGCGCCCATGTCGATTGTGCCGGTGATCCCATATTCAACAGGCTGGTCTAGGGCAGCATCGTTCAAGGCGACACCAATAGCAGCGGCATCTGCGGCAGTAAGGTCGTGTTCAGCCAATTCGATTTGGCCATCCGTCGCTTTGAAAACAGAATCGCCAGCGGTAATCCCCTCACCCGCGATTCCGCGTTTGGTAACTAAATCCGATCCCGGTTTTACGTTCGCGGCAACAACAACTAGGTCAACCATTTTCCTGCCCTCGTGATTTCAATTCAGAGCAATCGCCTGATGCTCAAAATTCTCGATATATCATAGCTCGATATCCTAACACTGTTCGATTGGTTCCCGCCAAGCAACTGTACGAAGTTCCCTGCCTGTCCTGCGTAGAATCCCACGTGTCCAGGCGCACTTGTATTCTCGATTCCCGGCTGGTCGCCTGATCCGCGCTTTAGCACCACGATATCGAACCCGGCCTTCGCACTCGGTAATCCGATTTCCTTTCCGACCGTCAGCCATGATCGAGCGAGCAGGCTTTTCGACCGGGGCAATCGCAGCAACTTGCAAATGTAATTGACGAAGGCAGAACACCACGGCACCTCGTCATTCTCGGGCCACTTATTATCGAGTTTCAGCATCGCAAGGATTTGCGGATTGTCCATCGCACCGCCGACTTCCTCCGTACCGACGAACACCTGCGCAATATCAAAGGCCGTGACATTCATTAGATTTCATTCTCCACCCGGCAACCATCGGTTCGGTGACAGGCAATTTTTGTGTCGAGTTCCGTGATATCTGACTCGATTTCGTCAACGTCTTCCGCAGCATCTTCGTCGTCCGGGTTTCTGCGAACATCGCGCTTCGCCTCTCGTAACTCACTCTGTAATGCAGACTTCCTGATGTTCAATATTTGCACCGCAGTGCTACTCTGATACGAATCAATTTTTTGTTCAATCCGATTCAAGTCAGCCGCAAACAACGGGCGACCGATTCCGGATGCAGCCCAAAGGCCGACGATGATTGTGAGCAGCGTACCGATACTCATTCCGACAACCGTGTTCTTGGTAATCTCGTGTCCCGCAATTTTGGCCATGATTAGTCTCAATTCGCATTTGCGATTATGCCACCGGTCAATTCGTTTTGCACTCTGGAACGGTTACAGGCGTCGTACCATGATTTTCGAACCCTAAACATCAACCAGTATGAAAACGGCGCACTCCAGAGCACTGCAGTCGTAAGTAGCACCGACATCAGTGCCGTCGTTTAGGGCTGCACCGCGCAAGATTCGCTCATTGGTATCAAAGTCGGTCGGCCCCAAGTTGAAGAATTTGCTGCTAGTGTCAGGGTTGACATAAGTCGCCCGGTTCAACATCTGATACTTCTTACCGGATGGGGCTGCTGGCATGGTGAACCGATCCTTCGATACGTCGATCGGCTGACCACTTGGCAAGTATGAAGGAATCCAAGCATTAGCGGGCGTTGTCATCTTCCTCAGATTGATGATGATGCCGATGTTGCCAAACTTGAAAAAATATCCGTGCGTGCCGAAGTCGGGAGCACGCCACGTAAACACTCCCGGACTCGTCGGCGTCGGGTCAATTGGATCATAGGTGCCGAAGTTCCTAGTAGTGATCGGATTGCCAGCGGAAATAATCTGTTCATCAATCATCACCGGCTCGTCGTGGCCGGAATCCATTTCAACCTGCGGCATGACGTTGGTCATGCACCACGACAGACAACACCAAAAGAGGTCATATGCATGATCGAGTTCAGCCAGACCATCGTACTTCGCGGCGGTATTGTTGGACCCAGCCGGTTCCCGCGTCTGCGCATTCATCCAAACGCACGGATAACCACTTGCCGATTGTACGTTGGCCAGTAGAGATAACTTGTCGTACTCAATGTTGCGCATAGCACGATCGGGGTCCCACGCACTACCACCCTCTGACCCGCCAGGCGGGTCTTGAAACGTCGTGTGATACTCGGTGTCATTAGTCTGGAAAAAGCCGAGCCGCTCACCACACCGTTCGAAATGTCCAAAACCAAAGAAACCAACATATTCAGACGGGTGGGCTGGGGCTGTGCCGGCCTCTTTGCGCATTCTCGAATAACCGTTGAAGACAGGATCAACAACGGCACCCTTGGTCAGCGCTGTCGTTTTTACGCGGTCAAAGAAATTTTTAATGCCAATGCGCATTTGCGCTTTTGTAATCTCGCCCGGGCCGTTGTTGCCACCACCAAACTTCCTGAACAGATAAAACTCATCGCCACTACCGACACTTATTTGTTCAAGTGAGATTGCCAAACGTATTCTGTCGGTATCACCATCAATAACCTTATGTCCGGTTATCTTTGCGTAGTCTCCGGCTGTGTGAGTCGACTCCACCGCCACAATATTGGTTTCGTTTGTCAACGACGTATAACCCGCGCCATCTGGGCCACCACTCAGACCGACGCCGCTCCATGTTGGAATATCAATCTCTGTTGATGATTCTTGGCGCTGAATCGAACCACTGTGCTCCACATCACGTTGGCGATTCTCACCTTCTGTGATGTTGTCGTGCATAATGTTGAATGTGTGGGGGCCAAGCACAGGATTAGTGCCATCAAAATCGGTATACTCATCGATCTGGCCGTCGACGATTCGCTGCATAACTGTGTCATTACAAGCCCAATTAAGCGCTAGCCCTGTAGCTTGTTCATGGTGGAATGACAAGAATGGTCCGGCACCAGTGTCACGCAGCAAATACTCGTCGTAATCTGACGAGTTAGCCCATAACTGAGTTGTCAACCACTTCTTTGCCAGCCCACCATCGGCGTCAAAATCGAACTTAATCAAATTCATGTCGATGTGAATATTGATAATAATGCCCGGATTGGCTGCAACTAATGTGTCAAATCTTACTTTGGTCGCTGCGCGGTCCGATGTCGAGCCAAAGAATAGACCTTGATGCACAAAGCAATTATTGGCTTCGATGATGCCCTTGGCAGGGTGGCTGTCCAAGCGGTCATTGACATCAGCAATCGCAAATGCACAGCTAACAAACGGCCAATTGTCCATTAGTGGTAGCAGAAGGTGGGCATTCGCCCTACCGACTAACACTAGCCGTACGCTACGCCGTTAATGTACCAAGTCGTTCCACCATCCCATGTGGACAAGTAGTAAATTGTGATCGAGTCAGCGGCGGGTGACGGCTCAACTTCTATGGCACCGGGCCATATGAACGTGCCGCCGGCCCACGTTAATGTGCGCGCTGCCGTTGTGTCCTGCTGAATCTTGACTATCATTTCGCCATACGTGCCGGACGGCGGGCCACCACTGATCGTAATGGTGACGTTGCCTGTGGCAGCTTCAAGGTCTAACTCATACGACTGCGCCGTAGAATAGGTCAGTGTGACCGCGTTCGCGACGACCACTGCTGTGGCGTTGGTGATCGAGTAGTCGTCAATTTCTGCTCGTATTATAAGGTTATCGTTCATGAGCAAATCGCAACCACCAGACAGTGCGAATTGATCGAAGCCGCTGACATCCCAGTTAGCCGTACTTGTGCCAATTGTGTTGAAATCGACCCCGTCATTATTGAAATCGACATGGTCTACGTTGGTTGAATCAAATATGCGCAGGATAGAACCGGCTCGCACATCGAAATTCACACCATCCCATGTTAGTAGGCCAGCCGTGTCGATCCAGTTGCCGGCGCTTCGGAACAAAAGGTCATTATCAGCAGCGCCGGTGAGGTCTACGTCTGTAAGATCATCGAAGGCAGCCGCCATTAACGATTTAGTCACTCCATTGATGCGAGCCAAAATATCGGTGGTTGTAACCCAAATGTCGCCATCGACCGGGGCCGAAGGCGCAACGCCTTCGAGGATTCGTATGCTCGCGCCGCCAGCAACACTCGCACGGAATGTTTGCAGCACAGAATAAATTGTTGCGCGATCAGCATAGTCGGCAATGTTGGCGACAACCACGCCGGTACGCCCTTCAAATGAATCGACACCGCTACCTGTCGGCGTTCCCCACGATCCGTCACCCTGCAAAAACAAACCTTGTTGGCTGACTTGTGCCTTTGGCACCGGACCAGCCATCGTTTCGCCTTCGACATTTACTGTGCCGAACTCAGGCCCGATAGATTGCACGCTGATCGAATCAATGCGCAGCGTGTCAGCAGTTCCCTGATTGCCATTGATTGAAAACTCGAAGGTCAGAAAATTAAAGTCGGTCGCATTTATATGCCAAACAACGTCAAAGGTTTTCCAGACACCAACAGACGTTCGAGGCATTGTGAATTTCGGACTGCCCATGCAACTAAGTGCGCCGCCAAATTCAGTAACCGATGTGCAAGTAAAAACCTGGCAGTTGTCATGGTCTAAAGCGTCGGCGACTCCCTCGGTTCGGTACTTTATCTGAAACAGGAAAGAGCCTTCATCACCGCGCCAAGTTTGCTTTTTCTTATTCGCAGTTGCGCGAAATCCAGCACTGTCGTTTTTCTGGTCGAGGTCAATCGCATTCGAGCCATTCTGACCACCACCAGTAATAAAGTCGCCGGTCGAAGTGGTGAACGTGGTAAAAATCCAAAACTCATTTTGCGATCCGTTCCCATTACCGACCCACGGAATGCCAATGTCGAACTCAGGGTCGAGAATCCAATTCTTTCGCTCGCGAAACGGCTCGGCAGAAGCAGTTGTTGTTGATGTGTCAGGTTCGAATAGGCTGACGTTGCCATCCAGATCAGCAGCACGAATCCAATAGTAGCGAGTGCGCTTCGCAACATTGTCTAGCGACTCGACGTGCTGCTCGCCCTTCGTCGTAGCAATCATTATCGCGTCGGCCCGAACATTGGTATCGCTGCCCCATATTTCTATGTGGTCGAACGATCCGGGTTCAGGGTTTGTCCAATCGATTTTAACGCCCTCGAATATGCTTTCCGCAGTAAGCCCGGTCGGAGGTGGCAAAATTATTGCTTGGTCGTCTTCCGGTGTCACATCGCAAGGCAAGAATGAAATCCTGAAATTGACGCCCGACTGATCGAATCCGCTGATCCGAAAAAACGGCATGAAAGGGGCCATGTTTTTCTGCGGCGCATTAGTTTGCGACAGGCTCCTGTTCTGACTGCTTGCCGACTGCCCTTCGCCTTGAAGCGGCAACGCGAACTGAGCAGGAACATCACCAGTGATCGCAAAAAAGTGTCCCGCAATATCCGGAAACGTCTGCGCCGATCCATCGATAAGCCACAACAACGCGCCCGGACATCCGGCACCACCCGCACCGCCGTAAATGTGGAAGGTAGGATTCGGTGCAGTGACGAAAAAGCCGGTTGGTTCTAAAGCATCGTCACCATCGAGCCGAATCTCTCCGGACACGCCGAAGTCTCCACCCCGACAAACGATAACCAGAGCAGCACCACCAGCACCGCCAGCACCGCCGATATTTTTTTGATGAGTGCGACCAGTGAGGCCAATTTTTAGGCCGGCTCTCGGGCCTGCAGGACCGCCGCCGCCGCGCATATCGGTAGGTATTCCAATGATTGAACCGCTGCCAGCATCATCGACTTCAAGCACGAGGTTAGGGAATGCATCGAACCGGCCGGTCTGCGAATACGGTGCCGTGACCCAAACCCATTTTGGTATGCCGCCATCATCAGGCTCACGAAACAACAAGCCAAAATGCGAACCGCTGTTACCAATGAATCCCTCTGTACCGAAATTGATGCCCGAAGTAAAAAAGTAGTGTTCATCAAAAACAAAATTGTCGGTGCCTGCTGCGAGTCCTTGCCCTGTGCCGATAATCGATCCATCGATGGTCAAAAAACCTCGGACTCTAAGCTGTACGTTGTCCTCAATATTCAGCGTCGTAGTGGAACTTATTGTCAGCGGAGCATCGTGATAGAAAATTGCGCCCGCCGCATTCATGTCGGGATCACCGACCAGTGTAAATGCTCCTGCGTTGGTGACATTGCCTGTCATTAATCCCGGCACACTCGACAGCGCAGTACCGGCCTGCGGATAGAACGCATCAGGCAAACAGGTCGTCGCGGTGATCGGTGGAATTTCGTCGGCCCTTTCGGAACTACCGAACAACTTCAGCTTGACGCCCTTTAGCCAATCGACAGTCATTCCATGCACGACCATTGTTCGAACGAGGTTCGATCCTGCTTGGCTGTAATCTCTGATATTCGACAGATTGACGCGAACGGCGTCGCCAACCTCAAGCGGGTTCATCAAATGGAATCCGTCGATGTCCAGGCGTAGTGGTGGCCCCGTATACATATCTCGCAGCGAGGTAAGCAACTGTCGCAGCACTTGCTCCGTGAATCGTGTCCCGACCAGCCCGCGAAAACTCATTCGCTTTTCGGGGGCCTGTCCGTGCTTTGTGATCGACGCGGAGTCAACAATGATGGTCGAGCGAATAAATCGATCACCGTTCCAATTCCAATCGACACGCATATTATTCTGCATCGACTCCATGTCGTGACGCAGGTTGCTCGATCCGATTGCGTTGCTGTCATTCACCTCGAACTGGTAAGGCGAATCCGACAACGAAGGCACCATGCGTTTGAGGCCGAGTTGTCCATCTGCATATACCGGCGAGAACAATCCGAGCAGCAGGTAAATCTCTGTTTCCAGAAATCTCTTGGCATCTTGTTTATCGATTCCACTGAATCGCAAAACAACTGCCGCTGTGTCGTCGGTCGGCACCCACAGGTCGTCGCCAATTGTCTTGAAGTCAGTCAGTCGAACGAACGATGTCGAAACTCCCGCGTGCCAATTGCTCGGCAGGACGTTAGCCGTTCCCTCGATTACGCCGGTCAGGATCGCGTAGGCCAATTTGACAGCAGGTAATTCAAGGTAGACGTATTCCTCTACCTTCGGCCTGCGGTCGCTCAGGCTCGCTGGATCGACCTCCACGGCCTTTGCAGTCGTTCCCAAAACTCCGCGGGTGACAGTCGTAAAACTATTGCCGCTGATTCCAGAAACCGGGCAACGAATGATTTCCTTTGTCTGGTCAATCTGAATATAAATTACGTCGAGACTCGGAGCATCCGTGTAACTTGTTCCGTGGAAATTCCCCTCGAATCCTGACAAGTCGAGCACTGGAATGGTCGTCGCAACATCGGTGATCGAACTTGTGAGATAGGTTAGTTCTAACTCGAAAATCGTTGTCTTAGTTTGCCGCTGGATGTCGGCGCACTTGATCGAATATTTGCCTTCCTTTGTTTCGATGCTCTGCACAATCTGTGTTTGAAACAGCACAAAATTATCGAAGTCTGGATTATCGTCGGTGCTGGTCCCATCCAAGATGCCCGCGCCATCTTGGTCAGTTTTGTAGCCAACGTAAAATTTCACCGTACGACCGCGCAGCCCGATATCGTTTGTGGTTAATTGAGTTCGAACGACATCGGTGAAGGCATTCGCAAGGTCAACAATGTCGAACGACATACTGCCAATCGTTGCGTTGGCACGATCCGGATTCAACGTTTGGCTGGTCGCGCTGATTCCTACAATTGCATTCTGTATAACTGGCAGCGCAGCCGGTACATTCGCAATGTCGTCGTGCGAGGTGATGTGCTGCAATGTGCCATCGAAATCAATGCTAACGACATAGCGCGGCTGTTTCGAGCCGTCCACATTGTCAGTTGAAAAAAGGGTGTTATCAGCTCTCACGAATCACGAATGCGTAGCGGTGAAATTTCTTGGCCTGTTCAGTTTCCGGAAAGGTAGCAGACACCATCAAGCATGAAACCGGATTGTCAGGCACAGCGATCGTGCCGTACCGATCAAACGTGAACAATTCGGCATTCTCAACCGATGCCATAAACTCAAGCAGTCGCGCCTCGTCCAAACTGCGCGGCTCAATGGCCTGCGACTGACAGGCATAATGCTTCTCGCTTCGCAGCAATAGAGATTCAACCGAACCACTGAGCGATGTGTTTTGTCGTATTTTCGCACGTCGCGTCAGCCGCCTTGACAATAACCGAAAATCTCGAGTGACAAGTTCTAGGTTGGATGTTCCGGGCGACAATTCGCGCCTCGCAGTGTAAGTGAAAATGCTCAACCGTTTGCTCCCGCTAGTAATTCGGCGTTGCGTCCTTGTCCAGAGACAACAATCACATCGCGATTTTCGGATGCCTCGCGCAACGCGTCAGCAATCGCATCGACAGCATCCGGCGTGATCCCGAACACGTTCGGAAATATCAACTGCACGACTCCCTGCTCTTGCACTCCCGCGCCGCCAGAGCTTGGAGCAGAGTCATTCGCCGCGCCACCGCCGCTGAACTCCCCTGCACCGAATCCTGCGCCGCCACCTAGACCACCTAGACCACCGCCACCGCCAATCGCTCCTACGCCCGTTAGAGCAGTCGCAGCAATCAATCCGATTTGTGCGGCTCCAAATGCACCGATAGCGGCAGCGGCGGGCGGTCCAGCTATCGGACCTAAATCAGCAAGTGCTCTCACCTGTGCGGCAGCCGTGTTTTGAACCGTGCGAGCAATCGCCAATCCTTTTTCGACAAGAAACAATACACGCGAGACGGTCTTGTTTTTACCAACAAGCGTTTGCAATATTTGTATGCTGGTTTGCGCAGTGGCCTGTCGCAACCTGATCGTATTTTGCGCAGAACGTAATTCTAATCTGCCTTGCGCCCGCGCCGCGCGCTGCTCTTCGCGAGCCTCATTAAATCGAATCCGACGAAAGGCTCGCGCACGATCAAGTTCGCCTTCGATGAATGACGCGGTTTCCTCTTTTTGTTTTTCAATTCGAGCCTCAAACACCTCTTGCGCAGACTCACGCTCTTTTTCTAATGCGGCGAGGCGGGCTTCCTCGATTTGCGCGGCTTTTGTATCAGCCAATTTCTGCTCAGCATCCAAAATAATCTGCGCACGGCGCTCTTGTTCCTCGGTCACTTGCGCCAGTCGCGCTTCAATCGCAGCAGCCTCAATCGCGAACTGCTCCCTTTGCCACTCGACCAATCGCTGCTTTCGCAATTGTGTAACCGTGGCCGTTTCTTTATCGGCGGCCTCTGTCGCCTTTGTTATTTTCGATGCGTTGAATTTATCGAGATCGCCCTGCACTTCCGCAAGGTCATCCTCGGCAACGATTACTCGCACACTGAGTTCAATATCTGACAGGCCGCGCACATTGTTTTGCAGTATTCCTAATTGCTCGAACAGCAACGCCATCGCAGGAATAAAGTCGCGCCGAATTGTGACGATGAAATTCGCAGCGCTCTCGTTCGCGTCCTTCATTCCCGGTGCGAATCGCCGAGCAAGATCGAAGCCAACACCCTTGATGCTTTCCTTCAAATCGGTAAATGCGTCATTGGCTTCCTCGACGCTCGCGGCATCAACAGCCGATATCGCCGTGAGCGTCGA